GATCACCGTGGGTTGGAAGGAGCAGCCTGCTGATCTAGATCGCACCCGTGCCATGCTGATGATAGCATCTGGCATGCTGAACAGGACAAAAAAATGAGTTGGTTCAAACATAGGCCGCATCCTGCAATAAATATTCCTACAAAGGATCCTTATGCGAAAACTCATGCTCCTGGCCCTGATAGGCCTGAATCTGCCTGCACAAGCCAGCGACTGGTTCGAAAGCCAGAAACCAGTGACCTGCGGCCCGTTCCGGGAGATAGTGCAGAACCTCACACAGGAAAAGTACCGTGAAGCACCCATCTGGATCGGCCAGAGCAGTGCTGATACCACGCAGTTCAGCCTGTTCGTGAACAAAGACACTGGAGGTTGGACCCTGATACAGTATGCCCGTGTCACGGGCTGTGTCATTGGTGTGGGCCAGAGCCATAGGATGATCGATCCTGTTCGATTCAAAGAATCACAGTAAATACATCTATGAGAGCACAAGAATTCACCCGGCGACCGCATCTTTATCTCGATCAAGACGGTGTTCAAGCCGACTTTTTCACTGCCTGGGCCAGACTGTTCGGCCAAGAACGCTACAAAGACATCGGTGACAAACCCGCCCGTGAAGCCAGCATACAGGACCTCAGCAATCGTGGCCCGGAATTCGTGGAACAGTTCTTCGCCACCCTGCCTGTGCTGCCCAGTTTCGCTGCCTTGCTGAGATGGCTCCGGGATCATGACATTGAATTCACTGTGCTGAGTGCACCGCTGCGTGGCAACGAGGAAGCCAGCATACAGGGCAAACTCGCCTGGTTGGATAGACACAATCCCGGCACCAGCGATCGTGCCATATTCACCGGTGACAAACAACGCTATGCTGTCACACAGGGCCAGCCCAATGTGCTGGTAGATGATTTCAAGAAGTACATCAATGCCTGGCGAGATGCCGGCGGCATAGGTATACTACATAGAGACAACAACCTCAAGGCCACCCTGGATCAACTTGCCCGGATATACGGCACGGATCAGGAGGATGTGGCAGAATCCCAGGATTTCCTGTCTCATGCACAGCGTATCAAGACCTATGTGGTCCGTGTGCGTTTGAAGCAAAAAGGCTATGATCAACAGATCGACACCACGGTTCAGGCACGCTCGCCTGAAATGGCACGCAGGATAACACGAGCAACATATGACAATAAAAACGTGATAGTGGGGCAGCCCAGAGAACTCCGATGAGAGCACGAGAATTCATCACTGAAAACTTCGCCGATGGCCGAGTCAAGGGCCGGAGCCGCCCGGGTCGTGTGAAACGTTCAGGTGCATCATGCAAAGGTTCTGTGACAGACCTCCGTGCCCGTGCGAAAAAATACGGTGGCGAACGTGGCCGAATGTACCATTGGTGTGCTAATATGAAATCTGGGAGAAAAAAATGAAATATATATTGTTGTTGTTAGCAGTCACAGCCTTGTCGGTGCAGGCACAAACGCCTGAAATCACAACCTGCACAGGCGATTATGCCCTGTGTGCAGCATCAACCTGTAAACCCACAGGCAAGACCATCACCGGAAACAACGGTGTACCTTATCCGGAAGTGGTGTGCCGTTGCCCCATACTCAATGGAGTGGCCATCGCTGACACATCAGCGGGCAACATGAAAGGATCATGCACACCCACCAGCGATCAGCATGTGTGGAGCCTGTTCGCACCCAAGTTGTACTACCCACAAGAAGCCAACAATTTCAGTTCATTGCCTTGGAAACAAAAGGCAGTGGTACAGACCTGTGCTTCCAGCCTTAACCTAGGCGACAAAAGCTCCAACTGCTTCAGTTGGAACTGTGTGCGTGGCAACGACGGCATTGCTGTTTGTTCGTGCCCCACTGGACAGGTCCCGGCCAACACGGCCTTCTTGACCGAAGCCGGCCAGGGCAATGCCACAGCTTGTAGCCAGTACCCAGTGAGCCTGCCCCTGCAGGCACCGGACAAGGCCAAAGCCAAAAAATAAAAATCCAGCGGTATCAGGTGACATAAACCACCTATAAATACAGTATGGACAATACTGTGTTCGTCAAGGCCTTGTTTGATATCAACTGCGACTGGGAAGGTCTAGCACCAGTGTATCGCATCTTTGTCAACGACGAACTGTTCGCAGAACGCACCTGGGTCTGGACTGATCACTATCTCACTGAAATGTTGCAGATCTCGGCACCGGCGGGAGATTATCGTGTGGCTGTGGAAGCCGTTGGACCGCAGTTGGCCCAATTTACAGTGACCAATCACAGAGTGGAACACGGACCCGCAGAGTGGGTGAAAAAGAACACTAGACTCAGGATACATCATGAGAGCACGTGAATTCCTGCCTGAAACCGCATCTGCAGGTGCCACTGCCAGCGGCAGTGTAGCAGTGGTGGCACAACCCATGGGTGGCATGATATCTCGTGGCCAAATGCCCAAACCTGCTAAATATGCGAACAGTTTATATTCAGCAAAGAAACGGAAACAAAATGCTCGCGGATGATTTGAAAACTTTTTTGGGCTCGAGTTATGCCTACTTTACCAAGGCCTGGGGATTCCACTGGAACGTGGAAGGCACCAACTTTGGCGAACTGCATAAGTTTTTCAGCAAGGTATACACCGACACCCAGGGTGCCATAGATCAAACAGCGGAATTTATCCGAACCTTGGATGAGTACGCTCCCGGCAGCCTGGAGCGTTTCCAAGAGCTCAGCCAGATCTCGGGCCAGATCAAGATCCCGCGTGCCCGGCTCATGATCACGGAACTGTTAGCCGACACACAGACCATGATCGATCTGAGCGTGCGTCTATTTGAATCCGCACAGAGTGAACGCAGAGAAGACATCGCTAACTTCGCCGCTGAACGCCAGGAAAAGCATGGCAAGTATGCCTGGCAGTTGAAATCCTATCTCAAAGACAATCGCGAATGATGGAACACAACGACATCTATCGCATACTGGAAAATCTCGACGCCTCTCAGAAGTCAGTGAAACAGTTGCCAGCCTTGTTCCAACCCAAAGACACCAGTCCCCAATTGGCAGGTCCCTATCCTGGCAGGAATGCCACCAGAGGATACCTCGTGGGCGAAGGTCAAGACGACACAGCCTATCGGGTGGCACAACAAATACTAAAACAACACAGCGATGCATCCACAGCCGACGAAGACACCATCATCTCAGCTGCCGGCACTGTATTACAGCAAATGGGCATGACTCCTCAACAGATCCGCGGCATCATGAACAATCCCGACTTTGCCGGCGACGTGATCGATCATGTGCGTGGTATGTCAGAGAATGTGTCTGAATCGGCCACCACGGAAGATGTGCTCAGCACAGTGAAAAAGAAACTGGGCGACTACTTACAGGATGTGGCCACGGCCATAAAGAAAGATCCTGACCTCATGGACAAACTGCCCCAGACCCGAGATGACATCAAGGCAGTGAAGACCATCAAAACCTCAGACGGACATGAAATCAAGATCACTGGCAACGAAGATGATGGCTTCCGTGTGTCCATCCGCAACAAAAACAGCAGTACCAAGTTTGCCAATCTTGATGAAGCTGTCATGGCCGTGGAGATGTACTGTGCCCGCAGGCGTCAAGCAGTGGAATCTGCAGACTACATAGAAGAGAAACGATAACATGATCCTGGACGACATATTCGAAGCAATAAAACCAAGCGACATACCCACGTCAATGCGGAGCAATCGCTTGACCATGCGAGATATCGAAGCAGAGCGTCCCCAGGGTGCATATCGTTTCCGTGTGGGCGACAAGGAATTCATGAGCAAGGATGCTGCAGACGAATTCGCACGTGGCACCGGAGATAAAGTAGAGCCCATTGGTCAGCCCGCAGTGTCGCGTGGATCTCAGGCCAGATTCCGCGTGATCGATCCCAGATCCAATCGTCCAGCGGCCACATTTCCAGATGAATTCTCTGCACAGAGATATGCCACCACTGTGAACGGGCGTGTGGAAGCCATCCGTGAAACAGTAAAAAAAAAATTAACCCAAAGCCCATCTGATCTCGATGAGATAAGCAATCCGTTCCAGCAGCCCGCCCCCATTAGGAGCATAGATCCCATGCCGCCGGTAGTTGATCCTGCCGTGCCTCCGCAGTATGCCAACTACCAATCACGTCGTGCCCGAGCTATGGCTGGTTACGCACCAGTTACACCAGCAGCGGTGCCGACTCCTACTGCCGCAGAGCCACAGGACAATGGCAAATCTGTAGATTTTGGTCGCATGGTATCACAGTTGGCAGCACCTCAAGGCACAAAGACCAGCACCGGAGGTACGGTGCAGCCTACCAAGACAGGCTTGATACACAAAGCAAAATCGCCTCCCAGTGCAACGAAACAACAACCGGCCACACAGACCTTTGCCAAATCTGATCGTCCTGCTTGGTTAGGCAAACCCATAACCATGGGTGATCAAGTCATCAAACCCACAGACCCTAACTATAAAAAGATAGCCGATGCTTTGCTGAAACAGGGCATCACTGAAAAGAAGAAACCAGTACCCACAAACAAACCTCTATGGGGTCGTGCTAAGGCCGCGGCCCGAGCAAAATTTGATGTATATCCATCGGCCTATGCCAATGCCTGGGCGGCCAAATGGTACAAGAGCCACGGAGGTGGGTGGCGTATGGGCAAAGGAGCTAAAAAATGAAAACCTATAAATTTTATCGCTGGGTGGTAGAGAATGGTGTACGGGTATACAAAGAATTTGCGTTCACTGCAGCCACATGGACCCAGGCACGCCGGATGATGAGCGATGTGATCAAAGGCACACAATGAAAAAAATCAAAAAACCCAGTAAGCCTCAGCCGCAGGTACGCCAGCATTCCAGTCCAGTGGGACGCATGACCGCACCTCAGAGACGTATCACAGTTCCCATGTCATTCCGGATTCCGTTGCAATGAGAGCATCGGAATTCATCAACGAAGGTGCTTACCAAGGCGGCCTACGCAAGTGGTTCAAACAGCGTTGGGTCAACATAGGCAAGAAGAAAAAGGGTGGTGGCCATCCTGAATGCGGCACCTCAGGAGAGAAAAAAGGCTATGCCAAATGCGTGCCTGCAGCCAAGGCCGCAGCCATGACCGACAAAGAAAAATCATCTGCAGTGCGACGCAAACGTGCTGCACAGAGCCGTGCAGGCAAACCCGGCAAGGACGTGGGTGGTGGTGGTCGCAAGCCCACCAATGTGGCCACCAAAGTTGATGAAGAAAATCTTGCAGAGTTGACATTCAAGGGCAGTCCGTGTACAGTGGATTGTTCAGGACATCAAGCCGGATATGAATGGTATCAACGGAAACAACGCAACCCCAATTCCTGGAGCACCAGTTTCAATAATGGTGCTGCCATAGCCGCGGCGGGACGATAATGGCATTCCTTGTAGCCAACGTGCCGCCCATCAAGTGCTTTGTTCGTCGTGAGTTCTTGTACAATCACGAGCATGGGCACGGTGAACTGGAACCCTGTTACTGGGTCACGGTCAAGGCCATCAAAGGCCAGGTGTTCCGCATAGAATGCATGCTTACAGATTATGGTGCACTGTATGACAAACTGCCCATTTCGGCCTATGTTTGGAAAAAACCCGATGATGGGCACTATCACGAACTGGATCACTTACAGATCTGGGACTGCCTGGGCTATGACATGTCCGTGATAGAAAAAAGCAATCTACGTGGTCTCAAGGTCAAATACTATGGCAAGGACCGCGAGTTCCATTTTGGAAGATATCTGTTTACCGTGGATTTCGCTTCGCCTGACGCCAATTGCCTGGATGTGACCTTTACCGAAGGTGTGCAAGAGCACAAGAGTTACAATTTTATACAATTAGACAACGGTCAGTTCGCCTGCCAGCCCAACAATCGTTGCCTGTGGTATGATGTCAGCCTGGTGCCTGCTGTGCTGAAAACGCCAGACTTCAAGATCCCCACCGAAACCCTGTCAGTGGAACACCGTGCCAAATGGAGTGCTGGCGGAGATGATGCCTGGTTCTATCGTGGAACAGCCACCGATGAATGACTATCCAGTATGGCCCGAAGACGATGACACTGATCGGCCTCGCAATCCCTACAGCCCCCAATGAGCGACAGGCAAGAAACCTATATCTACGAAAGCCCCGACGGTGGCGACACTGTGTATCGCCGACGCATGGGTGATGCACAACGCGAACTTCACAGCATCAGTGAGAAGAAACGCTGTTTAATAAGTGATATAAAGAAAAACAAACTCTGGGGTGACATACATCGTGCTGCCCAATCCGATCCTGTATTACAACACATGCTGGATCAAGTTGAAATATATCATAGATTGAAGGATTCGCCTTAGGACCGTTAGACCTACGGTGAGTGGGCGGCTGCTGCCTGCATGATCGGAATCGCTACCCAGATCATCAAAGTGAGCATAATTCATTTGACATCCCGTTATCTTTGTTATATACTTCTGTAAAGGAGATAACATGGACAATCGAAACTTTTCCGCAGAACAAAAAGCCAAACTCACCCAGATCATCAATGAAGGCATGCAGGTCATGCACGAAATTGAAACTCTCAACGGTGGTCTTTCGGACACAATCAAAGCCGTGGCCGAGGAATTGGATATCAAACCCAATATTCTCAAAAAGGCCATCCGTATAGCACACAAGTCTGAATTTGGTAAAGAGCAACAGGATCATGAATTGCTGGAAACAATATTGACTACGGTGGGAAAAACTCTGTAAATACTGTCCTTAGAGACACGATTCGCCCACGATACGGGCAGGTAGAAAGGCTAGACGGGCCATAATCCGTGGGAGAACAATGAGTTACATCGATGCATTATTTGATCGTGATCACGATCGCATACACATCGTAGGTCGCCGTGACGGTGAACGTTACTACGAAGAGTATCCCGCTACCTATGTTTTCTATTATGATGATCCTCGGGGCAAGTTCCGATCGATCTATGGCAATCCTGTTTCAAGATTTAGCACACGGAACTCAAAAGAATTCCGACGAGAGATGGCCATTAACAAAGGCAAGAATCTCTACGAGGCAGACATCAATCCCATATTCCGTTGTCTAGAAGAAAACTACAAAGGCCAGGATGCTCCACGACTGAACACTGCGTTTTTTGACATCGAAGTAGACTTTGATCCCGAGCGTGGTTTTTCACGACCTGAAGATCCATTCAATGCCGTCACTGCCATATCTGTGTACATGGATTGGTTGGATCAGTTGGTGACCCTTGTTAAACCTCCACGGCACATGAGTATCGAAACTGCACAAGAAATCGCTGCAGAATTCCCCAACACCTTTGTGTTTGAACAGGAAGCAGAACTGCTGAGTACATTCCTCAGCATCATCCAGGATGCTGATGTGCTGAGTGGCTGGAACTCAGAAGGCTATGATATACCTTATACAGTGATGCGGGTCACCCGCATACTCAGTAAAGACGACACACGCAAGTTCTGTCTTTGGGATCAATTGCCCAAGCAAAGAACCTTTGAAAGATTTGGTGCAGAAAATCTCACGTTTGATCTTGTGGGTCGTGTGCATCTAGACTACATGCAACTGTATCGCAAATATACCTATGAAGAACGACACAGCTATAGCCTGGATGCTATCCTGGAATATGAGGAACTGGGATCTAAGACCAAGTTCGAAGGCACACTGGATCAACTGTACAATCAAAACTTCAAGACATTCATAGAATACAACCGTCAAGACGTAAACGGGCTGGCACAGATCGATCGCAAATTGCGATTCCTGGATCTAGCCAACACCCTGGCACACGAAAACACAGTGCTGTTGCCCACAACCATGGGTGCTGTGGCTGTGACAGAGCAGGCCATCATCAATGAAGCCCATGAGCGTGGCATGATGGTACCTTGCCGCAAGGAACGTCTCACTGATGAAGAAACACAGGCTGCAGGAGCCTATGTGGCCTATCCCAAGAAAGGCATGCATGACTGGGTGGGATCCATAGATATCAACAGTCTATATCCGTCATGCATCCGCGCACTCAACATGGGACAAGAAACCATAGTAGGTCAACTGCGAGCCACTATGACGGACCGCTATATCTCTGACAAACAACACAGCGGTGCCAGTTTTGCAGCGGCCTGGGAAGGACTGTTTGGCACCTTGGAATACACAGCAGTGATAGAACAACAGCGTGGCACAGAGATAACCATCGACTGGCAGGACGGTGCGGAGACTGTACACTCGGCCGCAGAAGTATGGAAGATGATCTTTGATTCTAACCAACCCTGGATGCTTTCAGCCAATGGTACCATAATCACCTATGAAACAGAAGCAGTGATTCCAGGATTGCTCAAACGTTGGTATGCCGAACGAAAAGAAATGCAGGCCAAATTAAAAGAGTGCAACAACAAGGAAGATGAAGAGTACTGGGATAAACGTCAGTTGGTTAAAAAGATCAACTTGAACTCATTGTACGGTGCCATCCTGAATCCTGGTTGCCGTTTTTTCGATAAGCGTATTGGACAGAGTACTACCCTCACAGGCCGGGCCATCGCCCAACACATGGATGCTTACGTTAACGAATGCATCACTGGCGAGTATGATCATACAGGTGCAGCTATCATCTATGGTGACACAGATTCTTGCTATTTCTCAGCCTGGCCTGCGATAAAAGATGACGTCGATGCCGGTCGCATGGCATGGTCAAAAGAAACAGCCGTGGCCTTGTACGACAGCATCTCAGATCAGGTCAATGAGTCATTTCCTGCTTTTATGGAACAGGCGTTCCATTGTCCCCGAGACATGGGATCGGTGATCCGCGGGGGCAGAGAACTGGTGGCCAACCGCGGTCTGTTTATAACTAAAAAACGTTATGCAGTGATGTACTATGACAAAGAAGGCAAGCGATACGATATCAACGGCAAGCCCGGCAAGGTCAAAGCCATGGGCCTGGATCTCAAACGGTCAGACACACCGCGGGTGATCCAGGATTTCCTTAGCGAGCTATTAAGCGATGTGTTGCAGGGCGGTGATCGCGACACAGTGATTGAAAAGATACGCGAGTTCAAGTATGCGTTCTCTGAGAGGCCGGGTTGGGAAAAAGGAAGCCCTAAGCGTGTAAACAACCTCACACAGTATGCCAAGAAGGAAGAACGAGAAGGTCGTGCCAACATGCCTGGCCATGTGCGGGCGGCCATGAACTGGAACACCATGCGAAGGATGAACGGTGACAATTATTCCATGCAGATCGTGGATGGCATGAAAACCATCGTATGCAAACTGAAATCCAATGCACTGGGATGGACCTCCATAGGGTATCCCACAGATGAACTACACCTGCCGCAGTGGTTCCGAGAACTGCCGTTTGATGATGCTGAGATGGAAGCCACAGTAGTAGATCAGAAAATAGACAATCTCCTGGCAGTGTTAGGTTGGGATCTGTCATCGGCTACCAACACAGATAACACTTTTCAATCTTTGTTTGAGTTCTAACATGAAACTCAGTGAATTATTAAAATACAAACTTTACATAGCAAACTGCACTGCTAAACCCACTGCAGATTATGCATCCAATCATCTCGGTGATATTGTTAATACCATATCTAATCATCAACTGCAGTTCAGTGATTGTCGGCAACACCTACATGAAACACTAGATGACATAAATGAACATTTTCAACAATTCCAACAAACCATTGATCGTTTGAATGCTGAAATTGACGATATAATATCCTCTCTACAGCCAAAGTATTTTTTGCAGAGTTATCGTCTGTATGAAGAAATGGTAGCCTACGATACCACTGAATACATACTTGGTCGTCCATTAAAAGATGTTACTGATGATATCTATGATTTTATCAATGCTCGCATCAAACTCTACGACGATTGGAAATATCCTGGCATGATCATAAGACCGGGACGTGAATCATTCATTGACCAAATGGTGGGATGCGATCCATTGTATTTGGTAGATCAATCTTATGATCTTTTGCAACCAGCACAGGATCGATTTGGTCAATCATATCGTAACAGATTAAGAACTTTTGTCATGTATGAAAAACGTGACAACGGAATACTACAAGATCTGCCAGATGGTCAATTTGGCTTGGTTGTGGCCTATAATTTTTTCAATTTTCGACCCATGGAAATCATTGAAAAATACCTCCAAGAAATTTTTATAAAACTAAGACCAGGTGGTACTTTGGCCATGACATACAACAACTGTGATCTTCCAGAAGGCACAGGCTTGACAGAGTGCTTTTATATTC